TGAGCACTTAAAGAAGTAGCAATAGAGGCGTTACCTGAAGCCTGAGCTTCGGCAGACTCAATGACTGCTCCTTCTCCAGAAGCTAAGGCAGTAACTGCAAGAGAAACAGCGGCACTACCAGATGCAATTGCAACTAGACCTAAAGTTAGGTCGACGCCGTCAAGTCCTAGTTTTCCGTCAGCTGTGTATAAAAGTCCAGAAGGATTTACAGGTAGGTCAGTTTGAACAAAGTTAGATAAACCAAGCGTAAAAATACGCCCACCGAGACCGCTCCCTGCGATTAGGTCACCAGTAATTGGGATGACGTCATCGTCATGGCTTTCGGCAATAAAACCGCCGGAATAAACGAGACCTCTACGCAGAGTCATTTTACGAAAGCGCGATAATTAAGCCGATTGCAGCGCCCTGACTTAAGCCTGGGTTCGCCGCATAAGCTGCAAGAGCGGCATTACCAGAAGCTTGAGCTACAGGCACGACGACCAAGCCAGCATTACCAGAAGCTAGTGCAGTACTAGAAACTGATAAGGCTGCGTTACCAGAGGCTAAAGAAGTATTGGCTACCACAAGGGCAGCGTTACCAGAAGCTTGAGCGATGGCTGAATCGCTGATTGCGGCGTTACCAGACGCAGCAGCGGCAGCAGCAAGAACTAAACCAGCGTTGCCGGAAGCTAAAGCAACGATGCCGTCTGAAATTGCTGCATTGCCGGAAGCTTGAGCTGCAAGTGCAAGAACGATACCTGCATTACCGGAAGCAGAAGCTTCTGCTAAATCTTCTAGAGCAGCGTTACCTGAAGCTTGTGCTTGTACTGCAACAGCCAGACCAGCATTACCAGAGGCAAGTGCGTTTAAAGAAACACTGATCGACGCGTTGCCAGAGACAGCAGCAGATTCAGCTACAGCTAAACCGGCATTACCGGAGGCAAGTGCAACGTTTGCCAGGTTTAGAGAAGCCTGTCCAGAAGCTAAAGCTGTGTTTGAAAGAACAACTGCTGCGTTACCTGAGGCAAGAGCGACAGCGGAGTCGACAAGTGCAGCATTTCCTGAAGCAAGAGCAACAGCAGAATCAGCTAAGCCCGCATTACCAGAGGCGAGAGCTGAGTTTGCTAGAGAAACGGCAGCAATACCAGAAGATAAAGCTTGCTCAGAATCTAATAATGCAGCATTACCAGAAGCTAAAGCTGAAACAGAAACTGTCAGGGATGCGTTGCCGGAGACAACGGCTACCACAGCATCTGCAAGACCTGCGTTTCCAGAGGCCAACGCTGTACTAGCGTCTTCCAGAGCTGCGTTACCTGAGGCAAGCGCACGAACGTTGGTAATTAGTGCTGCATTACCTGAAGCAAGTGCTTCTTCAGATAAAAGCAGTGCTGCGTTACCAGAAGCGAGAGAAGTAGCAGCGTCTGCTAAGGCAGCATTTCCTGAAGCAAGTGCATATTCGCCAAGCTGAAGAGAAGAATTGCCAGAACTTAATGCCGTCTCAGCAACTTCTAAAGCTGCGTTTCCAGAGGCAATCGCAATAGCAGCCTCAGTAAGACCAGCATTTCCAGAAGATAAAGCTACAGCTGCATTAGATAAAGCTGCATTTCCGGAAGCTAATGCATTCGTAGAATCTAATAAGGCAGCATTACCTGAGGCCAGTGCGTCTTGAGAACGTTTAAGTGCTACACCGTCGACGGCAATCTCATTTCCTACGTAAATAAGACCACTTGGTTGAGCTGTAAAAGCTACATCTAAACGAATAGTGGAATCTGTATTACCGCCACCTACTAAACCACTACCTGCGGTGAGTAGACCACCAGAAGCAGAGGTGATAATACTGTCACCAAAAGGTAGCTCGGCGAGAGCACCGCTAACTAAAACTACCGGCCTGCGGACTACCATGATTTAACTCTTTACCCTCCAGTATAAAGAAGAACTGGTGGAGAAATTTCCACACTTAGTTGTGTAGATGTAATAGCTAGCCCAACACTTGTCGCGGCTTGATATGCATTAGATCCGGAACCTGTGACAGTCCCTGAAGTTGTAGTGAACCTTACAACTTCTCCTTCAAATTTAGATAAATAATAATATTCTCCGGGAATAAGAGCTGTGTCTGCAGTGATATTTGCTGAAGTTAATCCAATAACTCCATCTAGGTTTACCACAACGTCTGAGCCTTGGGTTGCCGCTGCTCCGGCAAAACCAATTGGAGAAAACTGATAAGCATTTACACCGCTAAGAGCGATAGCAGGTACTGCAAAAGCACCACTAGCGGAAACCATATCTCCCGCAATTAAGTTAGCGCCAGCTGTCAAAGTAGCCTCAGGGGCAGGGTTTGTAACAACTCCCTGACCATTAGCTAGGTATACAGTTGTACCGTCAGCTTGATAACTTGTGTAATTGCGGTTGAATATCGATCTGTTCGGCACCGATCACAACCAGATACTTACGCTTTATTCTACACTTTTTCAAAGAAACCCACTAACAACGTATCGAGGTTGTTGAGGACAAATTCTAAGTGAACCAGTACTAATTGCTGTTCCTAGTTCTACTAAATAAGCTCCAGAAGCACCCAACTGATCAAAACCAGCTACATAGGTTGGGTAATCAACTACTTTTCCGCCACTTGCACTCACAAAATATCTAGTACCAGGAATCAAGCCTGAATAAACAACTGCTTGTGCGTCCGTTACCACACGGCAAAGTGTCCCAGTACTCACATCGTCGACAGAAACACCAATCGTGTTTGCTTCATCAAGGTCTCCTGAGGATCTAGCTGTACGGATATAGCCAGAAGTGCTCATATCTACAGCTACTGCATCACCTAGAGCGATGTTTTCACCAGCACGAAAAGATAAGAGCACGTTTCTACCAGATTCTTATATAAGTTTACTTGCCTTGACCTTTATAGGGCTTACGCCCATGAGAAGGTTTCGAGTGACGACCATTGCCTTGTTTAGTGCGCTTTGGTTTTGCTTCGATTTGATTTTCAGTCCTAGGTTTTGTCATATCTAAAGAAATTATCTGAGAATCTTAGCTCAGACCCATGATTAGACCAATAACGTCACCTTGAGACATACCTGGAGAATTGCCACTCGCAATGACGTTATCCCAAGCAGAGCCATCCCAAACGTGAATGACATTGTTACGGGAATCAGTCCACTGAGCGCCTGTTACTGCATTAACAGGAGGCACATCTCCGTAAGAAGGAGTACGGGAAGGAGCTGATTCGTACCAACCGCTTGTAGCAGCGTCGTAAACGAACAGTGAACCCATGAGATTGTTGAACCAAATGGTTCCATCTCTTGGAGGAGCGTTGAGTCCGCCTGTGCCAGAAGGAGGAACTTCGCTCTTAATTGCTAAAGCTTCAGCGTTAGCGATATACCAATCAGGTTTGGTAACGTTATTTCCAGATGCATAAACGAAGAGGCGACCTTCGTTAGTGTCGAACCAAAGAGAACCGCCGACGAAGTTACTTCCAGGGTCACCCGAAATCGTAACCACAGCGGCACCTGCTTCAGCAGTGCTGTTGTACTTAATGAAGGATCCCGAATAACCGATTGTTACGTTGGTGCCTGGCAGAGATCCAACGTCGATTTGTTGATAATCGCCGCTTGTTCTAACAGCAGAACCAGAACCAGCAACTAACAGACTTTCGAGAGAGACAAACGATCCGGAGTAGCTCGCACCAATGCCGGTGTCCCCGATAATTCCAATATCAACAACCTGGAAGTCTCCACTCTGGCTGACACTTGTTCCAGATCCAGCAACAAGAAGCTGTTGAGAAGTTCCAGAGATTACTCCGACACGAGCACCGTTGTAAGAGAAATCAACGGATCCTTGACCAATAAGGTCAGTGCTTACAACAGCAGTTGCACCACTAGCTGTAACAGTGATTCCGTCACCACCTACAAGTCCACTAACAACAGCAACAGCACCTTCGTTAGTACCAGAAACTTGAATTAGTTTTCCGTCATACTCAACATCGTTATTTCCTAATCCTTGAACATTTACGTCGAAAAGAGTTCCTTGTCCACTAGGGACGCCTAAAACACCAGACCCCGGAAAAGACTGGGTAATGAGACTTGCAATGATGCTGTATAAACCACTAGTAGTAATACTGATTCCAGAACCAGGAACTAGTAATCCTCCAGTAGCTTCGATACCACTAGCAGTGGAGTTTAAATCTTCGAGTGCCCTTACTACACCTTCGAAGTTAGGTGGGTATCCATAAGGACATCTGGTGTAACTAGTAGTTCCCACGCCGCTGATGGTTTCGATGAGGTTATCGACTACCGACACAATTCCGAAGAAGTTGTGCGGTGCACGTGCCCTGGGTAAAACGCCGTGAAGTGGACACGCAGGGCTATTACGTTCAGGCATTTAAATAGTCCACCTCCTTATAACAGTCTATCTGAGTATTTGTAGAAATTAAATTCTACTGTTTATTTACTCTGTCTAAAAAAGTTAGTTTTTCAGAATCTGTATGACGAGCAGCATCTTCTGCGAGCTTCCAAGCTGGTATACCTAAGAGATCAGCTTGTCTTCGAAGTGATTCCCAAGAGCTAGATGGAGCATCAGGAGTAGGAGTGAGTTTCATAATTACCAAGTTCTTTTTAACATTCTATACGATTGTAACTTGTCCTGCTGTCCACAGGAGGTCTGAAGCAGTGCTTGCAAAATGAAACCTTATTAGAGCTTTTATTTTCAGTAATTGTCGTCTAATTAGTTATTTATATAAACGTATAGATAAATAAAATAGGGTTACAAGGGGTATTTGGACTGATTTTCGCTGGGGCAAAACTAGATACACGTCTGTGAAAAACCGCCGTTTTCTTCAGAAACTGACTCTCAAGAAGAAAGTTAGATTACTTAGAAAATCTGTTGACACTACACAAACCATGACTTGTGTGCGCTACACTGGATTTATAAAAACAACAACACGCCTATGAACACAAGAAACGTTCGAGCAGCTGCGCTGTTCGGGCTTTTGGAGCCTTTCGAACCTCCTGAGCCCACAGAGACTCCGTTACTAGTAAAAAGCCGTGGACACTGGGATGTCCTTTACTTTTCTGGGTGTGTTACCTGGAGATGTAGGTGCGGTAGGTCAGAGCCCTTTCGACTGACCCTTGCGACTCACGAAAGAGTTGAGCTTCCTTTTGACGGAGTACACGCTTGCGAGGCATGTAGATCCGAAATCCTTAGTGCTAAGACTCAGCACGATCGATTTTGGGCTTGGTTTAATCAAAACCGAGCATGCATAGACCCAGAGCGATGCTTAGAGTTTCCCGGCGACGGAGGGAAGCTTCGAGGGCCTGACGATTCTTTCTACACTACGACCCGTAGAAGTATCTTTACGCAATTCTGGAATAAACCAGTGCAAAAGGAGCACTCTGTGCGCTCCAGTTGCTCAAATTCAAAGTGTATCAATCCCTACCATCTATGTCTGACTTCATCTCCGAGAACTCCTCTAACCGATCAAGCCAAGAAATTTCTAGAGGTTCTGGTCCTAAAAAAGGTGTCTACAGGGACAATCAAGCAATTGCTGCAAGAGAAGCTCTCTATAGAGCTGTCAGAGAGATCGATTCAAAGAATAAAAAAAGATATAACCAAATACAAAAGCTGCGCTTTTTAATTTTTGAGTTACAGTCTCTTCAACCGGTAGACGTAAACGAATTATCTGAGGCTTTGGGTCAGTCTCAGGCAACTACTAGGGAGCAGCTAAAAAAACTTCGCAAGCTTGACTTAGTCATCCGTACCCGATTTGAACACCACACTCTCTATTGCACTAATGGCGATTTCAACCAGTACATCGAAGACATTCTCGAGTCCTTCTACTGGGGAAACCAAGCAGCTTAAACCCACTCTTTGGGCTGAGGAATACATTATTCCAAACCTTCCGCCCTGGATATACAGCGATAACGAGCCTCCAACTTCTATTCAAGACTGCACAGCAAAGATTTCATCGATTGAGTACACCATCGTCGATATCGATTTGCAGATTGATATCCGCCAGTCTGAGTGTGCTATGGGCAGTAGCAGGTATAAGTCGACTTTCGATTTTGAAAAATGGCGATGTCAAGCTCTCAAGGCCAAACAGTCACAATACTACTTACTGAACGCACACAAATATTGGATGATTCTGAACAGCACAAAAAGCCTTGACGTCTCTGGAAGGCTAGATAAGCTTATCCAGTTACTCATTGAGGACGCCCCGACCTTTCATAAAGAGGTACAAGCACTACTAGACTGACACTGGTCACAGCGTAAGAAACGGCACTGTGTCCATGGAAGGTTGAGGTAGCGTTTTACCGTTTTCCGCCCTCACGTAAGTCGCTCTGATTACCTGACGTCAGGTGGTTGAGAGGATCCTTCCTATTGCCATGATTACTGAATCTTTAAAAAAAGAAGTTAAATCAATTTCAGATTTACTCAGCAGCATCGATGTTTCTCTTCAGATGATTGCTAACACAAAAACAAGCAGAACATCTGCTTTTGTGAATCGAAAAACCATCGCCCAGAGAATGGGCGTGCCCACAGTAGCTATCGACAAACTAATTTTTCAAGGAATTTCTTCAGGTGGATCTTCTGGTTTGGTAGAAGGTAAACATTTCTGCAAGCTTGATCCACTAGAAAAAAACAGCTCTAAATTTCTGTATGATCCTTATGAAATCTTGCAGGCCGCTTGGAGCAACTTCAAATATGACTAACAACGCTGTAAATCGATTACGTCAAATGATTTCTCAAGGCACTGAGGCTGAGCGAAAGCTTAGTGCTGGAGTTTTTAGAAGCATCATTAGTGACATGATTACTCTTTACCATGAAAATCGAAAATACAGAGGCAAAGGAATCTTAGTTTTTAACCCCGGTGATCCGAATACCAGCAAGTATGTGACTATTAATGATCTAGAAACAGATGTAGCTATTGCTCAAGAAGCTATGAGCAGTTTCATGGAAGAGATGTTCAAAAAAATTATTAAATTTGTTGAGAAAGAAGATGAGTCTGACCTTGCTCTTGTTGCTTTCTACGAAGAAGAGCGACTAGAGCTTATGCGTCTTGACCCAGAGCATGCGAATGAACAAATCGATTCAGCAACTAACGGATTGATTTTTTAAATATGGTTCAAAAAAGACCCCCTGCTGTCCCGAAATTCAAAGAAGGAGACCGAGTAACAGAACATCATCACGCGGGAAGACTTTTTATAAGCTTGAACGCTCAGAAAAAAGTCAAAACAAGCAAAGACAGAGGAGTTGGAACAGTAAAGTCAATTACTGTCAAGAAAAACAAGGTAGGAGCAGGTCATTTCTTCTACGATGTTCTCTGGGATGGCACAGGATGCTCTGGTTTGATTAGTCAAATGAGATTAATGTTGGCTACTGAAGAAAGTGAGTAGTGGTACTTGCTTCCTTTGACTTTGTTTCACCTCCTGACTTAGTCGCAGCAACCACGGCATTTTTAGGTGGTGAAATATTCTTAGATCCTGCCTCGAGCAGTGAAGCCAACGTTGTTGTTCAAGCTACACGCTTTTTCAACTGGAAAGACAACGGGTTAAAACAAGAGTGGAAAGCAAAAAATATTTATTTATATCCTCCTAGAGATATCGCTCTAGGTAGCGAACAACCAAAATCAAGCAAATTATTCGAAAAATCAAAGTATTTTAAAAAATCAAATCAACGAGTTTGGCTTGAAACTGCTTATAAAAAATGGATCAAGAAAGAGTTTGACGAAGGTATAGTGTTTATTACGTCTACTGAGGTTGCACTTATTGTCACTCAAAAATTAAATATAGATCTTCCTATGTGCGTCTTAAAAGAACACCCTCGTTTACTTAAAGACACAAAAGAATTTGAGCCGGTACTAAATTCCAAAGTATTTGGTTTTGTTTTCTATATGCCGTCAGTTAGTAACTGGGAGCAGAGAGTCCAAGATTTCCACCGACTATATAGTGATCTCGGTCGTGTATACGTCTAAGTGAATCTTTTGAATCCCAGTCATTGTCAGGACCGTACTCATCCTTATTAGCGAAACCGTAACCTACTGGACGGCTACGCTGTAAAGAAGATCTTTCCTCTTTACGTTTTTCGGTGCGAACGTCAGATTCTTGAAATACACGACCGGCTAAACGAAAACTAGGATTTTTATCTACGTGGCTATCTTTCCGGTATGTGTACCGGTTGGCTTTTCTTTCTATGTCAGATCTAAAGAGACTCATTAATAAGATGAGTAACTCATCAGCTGTTGTACACCAGGATCGTTTGCAAAGAAACCAGCCATGCGTTGGCGATCATATTTAGTCCCAGGAGCACCAGCTCCTTGAATAAATTCTTGCGACTGGGGATCACCATAATCATACATTCTGCTCATATTTGCTTTGTCCATATACTTATTAATTTGCTTGTCGTAAACCGAGGGGTCGATAGAGACTGTAGTTGGGTTCTCAGCTTGATCCATGAACGTTTTACGGTTCAGGTTGCTGTAAGACTCTAAATAATCATCGATTGAGCCCCTGACTTTGTCACTATCCCCTGCGATTGTTTCTTGAAATTGATCTGGCCTGTTGAAGAGATAGTCATAACCACGCTGTGATGCTGGTTCTAAATAACCTGCATACCTAGCGTCTGTTTCGGAAACAAACTCAGGCGTGCTCTTACCTGTCAGATAAGCAATGTCATTTAAAGTATTTCTTAAATCATTTAGACGAAGTTCTGTCTCAGCACCAATACGCTGAACAGTCTCTTCTGTCAGTTCGTTATCGAACCCAGGATAAGGATTGCCATCTCCGGAAGAAAAAAGACTTCTAATTCCCCCCTGAATCTCGGGTTTATTTAAGAAACCTAAAATATTATTTCGATTATTTTGTAAACCACTCTCTTTAGATCCAAAATTGATAGAACTTGGTTTAACCGGGAAGGTAGGAGCATTACCACCATATGCGCCAAGAACATCAGTATTTAACGAGTCAGAGAGCGAGATGCCACCAGTATTATTAAAGTCAAACCCTCCAGTGAAATCACTACCCATCGTGTAGCTAGGAGTACCAGCATCACCAAAGTAACTTTGTCCAATAGGGAGGATTGGCGTACTCATTTTTATTCGAGACCTTTAATTAAATTATACCTTTTTTCAAAGCACTGATTTACCCATCTTGTACTGAACTGCATCGTTTATAGCTCCTTTCGACTTGTTCATGAATGATTCAAAAACACGTTGATCTTCAGCTGCCTGTGCTGACTTCATGCTTTGTTGAAAAAGCTTTTTTAGTAGATCAGCTTGTACTGACGTATCCGCCTTAGGTTGATCTGCTCCTGTAATTCTATTTTTTTGTTCCTCGCTCAACCCAGCACCAGCTTGTTGGAACATCTGTGTGACTGCCGCAAGTACTTGATCCTCAGACACTGGGGAAGCTGTTTGATTCAAAGCACTTGAAGCTTCGTTTAATTTTCCAAGGGCACCATTTACTTCACGACCCGGTTGTGCCTGAGGTAAATTTGAACTTCCATTAGAGCTTGTGTTGTCGTAGCTGTTATCAGAAGCTTTCTCAAGATTTTTTCTAGCAGCTACTAAATTTACTAATTCAGCTGGAGCATTTTGGCCTAACGCTGCCATTGCCTTGTCGCTTGCTGAAGCATTGCTTTGGTTCATGGCTGGACCTGAGGGGAGATGGTCTTGATATCTTTTATTTGTGTAATCTGACCAAGCTCCAAATCCTTCTTCATCGAATACTCTCTTAGCTGCTTTTAAGTTAGTAAGAGGATCTTTAAGCTCTTCATTGCTTGAGATCCCAAACTTAGCACGACGCTCCGGTCCCATAGCCCCCAGCATGTTGATCTGGCAAAGCCCATAGGAGTTGTCACCCATAGAAGCGTCAGGGTTATGAGCTCCAGCAAATCCAGCAGATTCAGATTTACAGACGGCAGCAATCGTATTTGAGTTTTGAGGAGAAAAGCCAGCTTTCTCTGCAAGAACTCTTATTTGTTGCTGAGTCAGTGTCTGAGCCATCACGCTAACCGGAAGGAAAATACTTGATAAAAATAAAAGTGAGAAGGAGATCTTCAATCTTCTATTTCTTCGAACACACTTATATTAGGGTCAACTACCACACCAAGTTCGTCGACAATAAACTTAAAAGCTCTTTCTCGGCACACTAATCTGACAATTCGATTCCAAAGATACTGCTCCCTGTCCCTTCCTTTAAGGTCGTAGGCGGCGTTTTTGATACGAGTAAGGGTGAACTCGTCTTCCAGTGTGAGACTAACATTGACATGCTCAGAGCCGTTCATCAGAAGTCTGTCTCTGAGTTCAGTCTACTTAGGAATAGATACTGAAAAGGTATAACTAGATGCTCACCATTTTTTACATGACCAGTATCCTGCTGAAAGCTTTGACTTTTTCTCGTCACAGCTGTGTCTAGCACGAAAGTTTTTACGCCTCTCAGGGTTGTCACTTTTGTTTTCCATGTTCGCGTCGCCGAAGCGGACTAAACGAACCTTGTCTCCTTCTTTAGCTGCGACAGAGAATTGTTTACCCCCTTGCACGTCACGCTTGGGTTTGTTATATCCCGAGAAAACTTCGCCAGCTAATCGGACTTGTGCCATTAGTTACTGTCAAATCAACCTTAACAAATCATAACGCCTGTAGAACATTAAGACAAATAGTAAATCAGTTTTCGTATTGCTATTGTCTTTATCCCTGCTAATCTCATGCTGTTAAAAGCACTCAAAACCTGTTTCGCATGGAATCCCAGAAGCTGCTCACAATTGCGCAAACTGCTGAGCTGCTCAACTGCTCAGCTGGATTTGTTCGTAAGCGCATCTCTCTCACTGAGTCTCGTCAACCAGGTGGTTGGCCTAAGAGCACTTACGTAAACCTTCAACCAAATGGTGTCAAATCTCTTTTCCGGATCAACCGCGACGCTCTACAGGAGTACCTCAAGAGCCAAGCTAATCAGAAAGATGTAAACGAAGAAGCTACAGTAGAAAGTGAAACTTCTACGTGCAGCACCGGTACCTGTACGTTTTGAGATAAATGACTTCCTCTAACCTGCAACAAGTTTTCCAAGAAGCTCTAGCCGCTCCCACGGAGGAAGTTGTAGTAGAGGAAATCGTCGTAAAGAAAGAAGCCAACGTAGACAATCTGATTTATCGGATGGTTGAAATGGCTTCTTATCTTTATCACTTGAATATTCAAGCAAACTTAATTTCACTGAATATCGAAGGAGCCAATCACCTAACTGTCAGTGAGTTTTTAAAAGAAGAGTACAAACAACATTTATGTGATTTCAATCGACTTGCAGAAAAAGTTCGAAGCATGGACTACTTGATGCCGATGTGTCAAAAAGGACTCATGGGTTCCTATAAAAGTTTTAAAACTACAAAATCTTATGATGCTCGCGAGAGCATGATTACATACATTCGGAATCTTGAAGACTGCGGTTTTAAAGGTAAAGATCTTTATGACACCGCCAGAGAAGTAGGCGCTCCCGACATCGAAGTTTGTGTCGCACAGATTGTTGGTAACCTTTTCGACACAGCCGGGAAATTAAAGGCGTGTCTTCGTTAAGCAGCGGGAACCCAACCTCCGCCGAAAGAGACGTACAAACCGCTTGGTGGATCTACTCTGTACCCAAAAGTTCCTGAGGCAGGTACTGCAGGAAAAGCACCACTAATCAAAGCAATCCCCACCCCCGAAGCAAGGACAGACCCAAGAGATCCTGAGGCGATTGGAGTTCCTAAAGCACCAGAAGCGGTTATCGATCCAAACGATCCAGAAGCTACTAAAGCACTGTTGGCGAAAATCGCTCCTGAAGCGATAGACACCGTGGCAGTTCCTGCGACGTCAGCAAAAGCAGCACCGATTTTTATAAATGTAGATCCGTCCCATACTCTTAGAAAGTTATTAGTCCCATCTTCAAGCCAAAGCTCCCCTACGGAATTACCAGTTTCACCAGCGGCAGAGCTGTTAGGAGCAGCACTACCGTAATGAACCCCGGTGACCTTGCGAATATCACCTAAAGAATCTTTGAAATAAAGACCATTTTCAGCAGCAGCAAAGTTTATAGCTAGTTCACCTG